AATCGACCTGCCCCTTGATACCACCCTTCTCGGCGAAGATCGCCCAGTTGTCTACCGGGACAAGTGTGTTCTCGACGCCGTCCTGTAGCATTTTCTGGACGCCGGACGAACCAGCATCATAAACGCCCACCACCTTACAAGCAGCCACAAGAAGACTGATACGATTGTTGACGTCATCCAGTTCATTGTATTGATCCTGAAAGAGAACGAAGTCGGACTTCGGGACACAGTTGGAGGTGCTGGTGATGGCAAACAGCGGTTTCGGGCAGGGATCGAACCCGTCCAGCTTCAGCGGGTCGTCCTTCTCGTCCAACAGTTCTTCATGACCCTTGGACAGCCAGATCACCCGCTTCTCGACGCGATCCCAGATCTCGTAGATGATCGCCTTCTGGAAGACCTCGTACTCCGGCATGTTGCCGGTGCCAGCGGGGATGTTGTCGGGCTTGTAGTCGAGCGGCAGCTTGTCGGCCAGCTCCTTGCCGAAGCGTTCGACCAGTGCGTCCTTGTCCATGTAGACGCGACGACCGACCCAGCGCCGCTCGGCCCACGTCCGGCAGGGCGAGTAGAGGAAGTCGGCCCAGTGAACGTGGTCAATCTCGACACTCTGGTCGCTGATCTCCTCGTAGGTCGCCGCTTCCTGCACGACCTCGCCGGTTATCGGATCGAGCACCTCCTCGAGGGTTTTCTCCTCGGTGTCCGTGTCGAGGCGCACCCACGCGCAGCCCATACCCGGCACCAGACGATCCTCGACGGCATCGCGCATGACCTGATCGAAGTCACACTCGTCCTCGTCCATATCCTGCATGACGCAGTTCTGCAACAGCAGGGAGGCGAGGCGCGCCGGTTCATCGTTCATCTGACCGAAGCGGCGTTCGACACTGACCTTCGGGATCTTGGCGTAGAGGCTCGATTGCAGGATGCCGACGTTGGCCGTAAAGATGTTGAACTTCCGCTCGACACCCTCCAGACCGTCACGCTCGTCGAGGAACCGCTTGACCACCTTCTGGCCGGACTCGCGGAACTTCTCCGACTCCTTCTCGGCCTTGGTGATCTCGTCGCGCCAGCGGCGATACTTGCTGGCGGGGGACTTGTCGGTGTCGAGTGCCGACTTGACTGATGCAGCTCTGTCGCTCATGGATTAAAACCTCGTTGACTGTTTCGGGGCGGTCTCCCACAGACCATCTAGCGTCATTTCAGATGTCGTGGGACGTTTGAAGGGCACAACATTCGCACTCGGTTGGGCGATCTGCAACAGCCGCCTCCCCAGCAGACCAAGGGCGTCAATTCCATCGTCTACACCCTGTCCCATCGCATTTGGAAAGGACAGAATCTCAGTGGTCAACCAGCCTGTGAAGTGCGCGTTCGCCGGCATGAACACCTTACGACGTTTGAACTGTCCGCGGAGGGGGGCAGCGCGGGTTTCCTTGTCTTGCCCCCTCATGGGAAGCATTTTCCATGGAACAGCGGTGTTCATCTGTCGTGCCCGCGTGGCGACCAGCGGAATCATAACTTTCGCCATGTTGTCGTCGTCGATCAGCCACTCGCGTGGATCGTACGTACGACATAGTGAGACAATGTCTGAGGAGGTTGCATCGGAATCTACGCGCTTCCTACTAGCGTCAATGATGTCCCAGTCTCCGGCTGTATCAACGGCCACCACAAAATGAACAGTGTAGTCTCCAGTATTAACCGACAGCGCCAAATCGGTCATGCCGTAAGTTACGAGTTCCGGAGTGATTTGGGGGCTGGGGCGAAACTGTATTTCCTCGGTTGAGACCCACGAGCCAGTGTCTGACGGAGGCTCCTGCTGATACAGAGTTTTCCACTTAAACTCGTCCCGCTTGGCGTCCAGGACCATCTCTTCGGTGAACCACTCCGGCCAAAGACGTTCTCCACGTGCGCGTCCGAGAGGGTCGCAGTTGCACGGCTCCGTACATCCGCACGTCGCCTCCATTTTAAGGATCAGAATCCTCTGCCTACGTGTGGGATTAATCTGGTTCCGATGGATCAAATACCCCGCCAAGTCGTTCGGGGACAGCCGCTGGCAAATCAACACGACCTTCGCGCCGGGCTTCAGACGAGTGACGAAGTCAGTCTCGTACCAGGAATGAACTTTCTGTAGCTGAGTGATACTCTGCGCTTGCTCGAAACCCGAGATTGGATCGTCCAACACCCCGAGATCCGCACGAAAGCCCAGAATCGAACCTCCGACACCGGCAGCTAAGAGCTCACCTCCCTCGGACGTCGCCCAGCGGGACACAGCGGTGGAGTCCTTGGAGAGCTGGGACTGGGGGAACAGTAGCGCGTGTTCCGTCGACGCCACCGTAGCACGGACTTTTCGGCTCCACCGTTCGGAGAGGTCAGAAGTGTGCGTAGCCAGGATTACGTTCTTCGTGGGATGTTTTCCCATGAAGTACGCCGGGAGTACGTGGGAAGTGTATGTGGATTTGGCACTTCCCGGTGGGGAGTTGATGATTAGTTCGTCGTACTCGTCGGCAAGTAGCTCGTCGATTGCTTGGCAGATGAGACGGTGATGTGCAGCGGGGGTAACTTCAACCGCGAACTCCGCATACGCCGACGTGCGAGCTTGCGCCTCGCGGCGGAACAACAGCTCGCTGGCAGCATCGGACGGAGATATCCTACTCATGACTACCTTGATCTTGATCAAGGTAGTCGCCGATAGAGACGACCTTCTCGCTCATAATCCGCTCCCGGACCAGCTCCTCCAGTTCGGCGGTAGTCAACTGCCGGGCGTCCTGGGGATCTTTGTAGTGCATGATTTCTGAGATCGAGCTGGATGGGAGCAGCTTTCCGAACAGGCGGTAGAACTCTGTCGTGTTTTCATTGGCCCAGAGCGCCAGACGGGTAGTCCCCCCGATGATCTCAAACGCCGTGGCGAAGCTATTGACCACTTCCGCACGGGAGAACTTTTGGGTCTTCGGCACGACTAGAGACTTGCGGCGCAGCCGGGCGAGCGCCTCCAGCGTGTCAAACGCTTCTTCGGGGGTCGGTACGAGGTCCTTGCCGCTCACGCGGGCGGGGGAGTACTCGTCTTCGTCTCGGTCGGGGGAGCTCATATGTGAAGCATACACTTAAAACCTAGTCCGCGCAAGTGGTATTTGGTACTCCGAGCGTAGACGTAGGACTGAGTATGCTGTTTCAGGGCTTAGTATGCTGTTGGCATACGTAGATTTGGTACTCCGAATGTCGACGGCCCCTGCGCCCGCGCGACGGCCACCCCGCTGCCCGCGAATGGGGGGGTGGGTAGTCAGATGACATACTCCAAAAGCATACGTCAAAAACATACGCGTCCAGCATATACCAAGGACATCGTCCAAAGTTTGATGGCATGGTTCTTGCTACGCGCACGCAGACGCGCTATGTCGTATGTAGCCCCCTGCCGAAAGTAAAACTTATGCGTCCATAAAAAGAAACACAACATGGAGTTTGTAGTACGGGTAGCATTCGTCCTGTACTAAGCAATGACGCTAAGTACCAACCATATAGGAGTACTACCATGACCAAGCAAACTTCCGCCGCTTCCGCCGCTTCCTTCCTGTCCACCAAGGCCGACAAGGCACCCAAGTCCCGCAAGCCCAGCACCAAGGCCAAGGACACGGTCGTAGCACCTGCTGTGGCAAGCGTGGCCGCCCAACTGGCAGCAGCGCAGCCGCAAATTGCCGCAAAGCAGGCCGAGACCGCCCCCTACAACCTGACCACCTGTCCCAAGTGTGGTAGCGACGAGCTCTTTACTGGCCGTTGCGACGCACACGGCATCGTCCAGGACGAGCAGCTTGTCGGCGGTTGCCATGTCTGCGACTGGACCTACGATGTCCGCACCAAGCGTACAGCCAAGACCCCTGACCTTAAGCTGGTCATTGTCAAGGCGTTCAAGCCCCGCACCAACCAACTCGTTGACCGCAAGGTTGATGGCAAGGGTAACTTCGCACAGGACAACAACTGGGACGCGCTGGTCAAGGCGATCCAGGCACATGGCGGCGAGATCAGCTACGCCGACGCGGTCGCGGCTGTGGAAGCGGCTGGCAAGGCTGGCGGTTACGAAAAGACCTGTAACGCACGCGGTTTTGTGCAAGGGCGTGTGCGTAACGGGCATGTTAAGGCCGCGTAAATAGCCCCACGGCTTGCAGCGAGGTGTCGCCACTGCGTTGCAAGCCCCAAGGCAATACCCTAGCCCCGCCCGCCAAATTTTAACGCGCCACACGCGCATATTGTAAAAGGCTAATATACTATGACCGACTACCGCCTCCGCCCGTCCTCTACCCTGACCACCACCGGTCGGCTGACTACTAGCAGCACCATTGTCCAACCGGAGTTCCAGTACGACGCACTGTACGACGAACTTGCATTCCCTGAAAACCTTGACGCTCCGCTGTTCATGGCGTCTGGCGGAAGCCTGTCCCACAATGGTGTCGCGCTCCGTGGCATCTGCGTGATCGACGGGAGGCTGTAATGTTCAACTTCCTAGCGTCTGCGACCGGCCTGCTACTCGGTACGCTGTTGGTCGGCGGCTTCATTGCTGCCATGCTGTGGATCGGGTTCGGCTTCGGGGGCGTTGTCGGCTGGGCCATTGTGATTGCGATGGTGTATGGGGCGCTAGACGGATAGGCTGTCTTGGCACAACTCAGGCTCGCTACGGCGGGCCTTTTTTGCGTCTGCGCGTTTGGTGCTCGGGGGCGTATTCAGGTGTCCGGGGGCGTCTCCGCTGGGGTGCGCTGGGGCGCTGGGGGTGTGGCTGTGGCTGTGGCGTGGCGGGGTTTTTGCCTATATACCCCCCCATATATTCAGTATAAAATAATAACTACTAATACTATAGTACGCCACACTACGCCCCACCCCCCCCCCAACCCGCCCCCCCTGGGCACACCCACTGTGGCGACCCACCCCCATTCCCACGCCACCCGAGTACCACACTAACGCCACTTCCTGCCTATTTATTAGGCGATATGCCAGTGCGTTACGCCTGCACGCACAACAAACCACGCCACGCCACGCCACACCGCCCCACCCCACGCCACACACGCCACGCCACACACGCCACACCTACCGCGCTAACTAGATAGCTCTTCAAACAACTTAGCACTGAGCACGCGGCTGCGAACGCCCCCGCCCCCCTTAACAGTGATGCACCCCCAGTAGTCCCAAAACGACGTCAAAGTGCGCTCGTTAGGGGGTCTGCCGAACATGGTTTGGTAGGCCAGCTTGAACCCCGGCATAGGAACCCGCACTGTCCCATCCTTCTGGTGGAGTAGGAAGCCCACATGCTTCAAGTCAGCCCCGATAAGAACCATGTAGTCATCCCACTCAGGCGGAAGCGCTACTGCGTCCCGAGCCCTCACCCTAGCTCCGACCACCTGTGCGAAGTCTAAGCCGCCCCGCCAGAGTGCGACGGCTTCCGCCCATAGCTGATCCCGGTGCTCGGCCAGCCACGCCCAGTCGAACTGTTCCCCGTACTGAGTATCTACTACGCCTTTAGTCCCAATGACCACCCAGCGACGATAGCCGGACTCGTCAGCGCGAATTACGTCAGCTTTGTTCGTGGATCCATACAGGACCGAGCCGCGCAAGGTTCTTATCGCTGCCCGCCCGTAGGCTGGCCGGTAGACGTCCTCGGTCGCGGTGACGAATTGCTTGATAAACTCTTGGTCGTCCTTGCGTACGAAGAACGTAGCCATTTCGTCGAAGCACAAGATCCGGCACATGCCCGCCGCTTGTTGTAAGTCTTTGTCCTGTGTATGTGGTGACAGCATGACCAACGACTCAAATCCCTCTGGCATCAGTGCGCGGGGCAGCGACGACTTTCCACATCCCTGTGGTCCGCTAAGGATAAGCATCCAGTCGACTGCTACGCCCGGACGCATGGTCCGCGCTACGATTCCGACGAGCCACTTGGCCCCGGCTTCGCTGATGAAGCTGTCTCCGGCTGCTGCGCCGCACGCCCGCTGGAGCCAGTTATCTACGCGAGGTACTCCGTCCCATTCCAATCCCGAGAGCCAGTCGGCCCACGGAGACCGCTCCCGCAGCCGACACACGTGATCGACGCACTTGCCCACAAGGTCAGATCCCACCTTACGCATCCCGAATACACGCTGCAACCGACGCGTGAAGGTCATAACCTCCACTTCCGGCTGGAGCTCGGTGTCGCCAGACAGCCAGCGTCCGTTGTCGCGGTTCATCGACAACTCCCCCCAGAGTGGGGTGTGCTCAATAGTCCGGCAGATATTGTCCTCATGTATCGTCAGATTAAAACTGTCTCCCTTGGCCCCGGTGCTGTAGTCCAGACCTATCTGGTCAGCTAATCCCTTGATGTCTATCGGGAGTTCCTCGCCGACGGGCTGGCCGACGGTGAACTTCCACCCTCCGGTGAGTGCGTCATCTATGCCCTTGTACTTACGAACGTCCCACGAAGGCTGAATAACGTCGATAGACAGCCCCGGTACGTCGTACAGAGCGTCCAGCAGGCGTCCGCGGAGGTGTCCGTACGACCTGACAACGTCGAAACGCTGCACGTCAGCGTCTGGCCAGATGCAAATGCGTCCAATGTCACCCAACTTACGGACAATTTCTGCCAAATACGACACAGTTTTCTTGGAAACGTCCTTGCCAGCGATGCCCACGGCCCGAACTCCGGCTAGTTTGACCACGCTGGCGGTCTTTTTCTCCCCTTCACAGATGTGCAGCACGCCGTCCTCGCACGGCATGCTCCATATAGCTGGCGGGACGTAGGGGTGAGACCCCTGCCCCCCGGCCATCGTGGTGTGAGGCTGGGTGTATTTTCCGAGGTCCTTCAGGCTCTCAGCGCCGGGGTAAATTTGACGGCGGCGACGCCACATTAGCTCTAACCGAGATCCATCCAGCCCATAGAATGGGATCAGGTAGGATGCAGTAATGAGGCGGCGCTTTTCAGCTTTGGTTTCTGTGCAGACCTCGTCTGCTATACAGCCCATATCCTCCGGAACTAGCCCCGAGCGGGCCAGATCCTCCAACATAAACTTCTTTGAAGCCTTCAGATAGTCATCTGACATACCGACTACTGTTTTTCTAGCTGGTTGGACTGACACGCCCGCTCCTTCTCTTTACGTTTGAAGTACGACTTCGTGCAGGAAGCCGAGGCACACTTTGGACAGGTGCGACGCGACTTTTTTCGAAGCCCGTTGAGCTCTGGGTGCTTCTCGCACACTCGCCCGTAGTAGTAGTTCTCCATGTTTCTGTTCACAAAGTATTCTCCTTATAAGCGCCACGTGGCGCGGCCTTATAGTATGTGCCTGCCCCCCAAATAAAGCAATAGGGCCATGCAACATCCTAAGCAATACGTGGTATTATGGTGTTGTGCCAAGCAATACCGCTGACGCACCAAACCAAGGAGTAAATCATGCAAAGCTCGATGTCTAAAACCCTCACACAAGCCCGCAAGCACTACGTCCCAGTTCGTCTGTCTTATGGGGCCACGTCGTACGACTGCGACGACTACACTGCCCGTCTGCTGCGCGGACTCTCACTCGATTCCATCATGTACTTGGCAGACGAGATCAAGGGACTGCCGAAGGGTTCCCACGCCGAGAAGTACGCCCATCTCAACAACGGGGCAAAGCGCATGAACGCTGGCAACGTAATCAGGAATTCACGCAAATGACCACCGCCCGCACACTCAATACCATCGTGTCCGAGCTAGACACCATCCACGCCGACCGGCTACGTGCGGACAAGTTCGCCAAGGAACTGGCCACCACCGAGGCCCGGCTGAAGCAGGAGCTCATCAACTTCATGGTCGAACAAGACGTTAAGTCCATCGGCTCTGAGTCCTACATGTTCAGCGTCAAGGAGAAGACTCGGGTCAACGTCGTGGACTGGCAACAGGTATATGACTACATCCAAGCCACGGGCGAGTGGGACTTGATGTACAAGCGCCTGAACGAAGCGGCTGCGCTGGCCCGCGAGGTGCCCCTCGCTGGTACGGAGTCGTACGTGTTCAATGAGCTGTCCATTCGGGCGAGGAACTGACATGGCCGACACACATGAAGTACACATCCGCCGAGGTGTGCTAGTCAACGACGACCCTCAACGCCGCTGCTACAACGGTTGCTACTTTGCCAGTCACATGGAATGGGGGCCGTGGGAGCATTGGATGGACTACCCGAACGAGAAGTCCGCAAAAGCCGCTGTCCGCCTATTTGCACGTGACACCCAACAGTTGAAGGTCATAGAGAAGACAGGAGGATAGCATGCTCGCATTTCCGATACTCAAAGAGCTAGACCTTCCAAGTGACGACTCCATGTACTTGGGCGTACTGGAGTCCAACCTCCACATTCTCCGCTGCAACGCGGTTGGAGTTCCTGCCCTCTGGGATCAATTCCTGATGCACCTGTGCTGGCCGGAAGAAGTGGAGGTGCCGGAGGCTCTGTTCCTCATCAACATAGTTGAAAATCGCCACTACAAGCTCGCCATGAATGCAATCGAGAAGCTTTATCCGCACTAGCCTGTGGTATAATTAACCCCGTGGCCCGCAGTTGGGCCATCACGAACCTCAAACCACGAACCAAGGAGTCTAACCATGACCAAGAAGCAAGAAGTAGTTCCCGCGTCGTCCAACGCAGTCGCCCTTCCGGACGACGTGCTGGCCGCACTGGCAGCAGATGCCAAAGCCTCCGCAGCACTGGAGCGCCCCGCAGTCAGCAACATCAGCCTCAAAGCCGGTATTCTGTCGTACAACGGAGACCCGGTCAAGGGTAACAAGCTGCGCGTCGTCATCTTGGCGGCGTCCCACCTCAACGTGTTCTACGGGAAGC